TTTTGACAAAAAGGATTTGAATAGATGTAACTTGGCTTCTTCTAGTTTCCTTCGGTTAGTTTGTTGTAGTTCTCGTCTCATCCTCGAAATCTCTTGCTCACGAATGATTCCATTGTCCCAAACCCATTCTTTTCCTTCCATGACACCCTCAACGAAGGCTTCTGGAGCAGATGGATCTGCTACAATGTCGGCAGCGGTGGCAAGATAAAAGTCGTCCTGAACAATGTTTGTTCCGTTCACATTCTTCAAAGAACCCATTCCTCTTGAGGAAACACCTAACTTCGCACCTTCGTCAATCAGATTCTTGACGATCTTTCCATAAGGAGTGTCCATGATCTTTGCTTTTCCTACCCAGTTATTACCGTCTTCACGCAGTTCCTTAATCATATGAGAAACACGCTCAAGATTCACAACTGGACCGTCTGGATGTCCAAGCTCTCCAAACGCACGATTTTGATTTACATAGTTGTTGATATACTTGTTGACCTGTTCACCCAAAGTCTTTTTTGGGTAGATTCTTCCGTTTCGGTTCTTCTGCTCAGATTGCATGAAGACACCCTTGATGAAGTGACTTTTTTCGCCATTCTTTTCTTCGGTGATGAACTCGATCTTTTCGTCATCAACCATTTCGGAAATTAGTTTCATGGTTCTTCTTCCTCTGATGCTGGCTCAATGTCATTCAGCCAGTTATTTGAAATCTCCATTTTCTTTGTCATCAAGGCGTCACTCATCTTTGCTGCCAGCACGTCATTGATCTTTTCAGCAAAGCTGTTGGGATCTTCACCTAATGCGTCTTCAATCGCAGCGTGGATTCTTTCTTTCATTATGTTCTCCTTATAAAGCGTTGTCTTTTATTTATATCAATCAAAATCTTCGTCAAAATTTTCTGCTAGTTGAATCGACCTTGAACGAATGCCTTTGACTCGTTTGAATGTGGAAACACTTTCGCGTTGTTGTGGTTGTTGTGGTCCAGCGGGTTCATCTTTCGCAAAGGAACCAACACCAGCATTTTGTCGATCAAGCTGTCTTGTCTCATCTTCAAACGGATCAACATCTCCATCATCAATCTCATTTGCCATGTCACCATCCATCGTGCGAATCTCTTCTTCTGACTGATTCAGAATGTTGGCACGAACCCAGTTCTTTGAGTAGTATTTACCGACATACTCTTCAACAGACTGTAGAATCTCCATTCTGTCTCGCATGACCTCAAGTTGCTTGAGTTCAGAGAAATGGGAATCCTGTCGAAATCTATATTCAACAAGCGTCTTGAGAACATTCCAGTCTTCCTTTGACAGAATACCCTTGAGTGTTAGTTGCTTTTCGAGTAGATCATCAAAAAGATTGCTAAACCGATAACGCAAACGATTAACGAACTTTCCAAACTTTACTTCGTCTCTTGTGATCTCTGTTGCTCGACCAAGACTAAATGAACCTTCTGGTTCGAGTCGAGAAACTGGAACGCCTAACGCTTTGTATAACTTCTTCTTGAAATAGATGATGTCTTCAATCTCACCTAAGTTAGTGCCACCGGGGAGGGTGGTAATCTCTGTTCCTCTACCACCTTCTCTTCGTGGGAGCCAGAAATCCTCAAGCATCGACATATGCCTCCGATCATCTCGGACCTCCCCGGTGTCGGTATCATAGACCACTTTATTTTTAAACTTGGACATGATACCGGAAAGATATTGTTCTGCCTTGACCTTGGGTAGATTGCCAACGTCAACATAGAAGATTCTTCTTTCGGGAGCGCGAGAGATACGATAGATAACTGTCGCATCTTCCAGCATCTTGAGCTGATTCATTGGCTTGATTGCTTTATGTAGATTGCCAAGAATCATTTTGTTGCCAGCGTCAAGAATGCCGGAGTGAATGTGTGAAATCGAGTCTTTTGCGATTTTGAGTGCTTTCTGTGTGTTAGGTCCACCCAATCCACCAACACGATTCGAGATTCCACCGGGATAGTATAGATAATACTCGGTGGTGTTCTTTGGAAGAGCAGACAACTTGTCACCTGTTAGTTTCTGACCTTTTGTTTCTCTTACCTTTTTGATCTTTCGTGGGTCGATTGAGCGAAGTTCTTTGATTCCTTCCTTTGGATTCTGAACATCAATCATAACATGGTAGTATAGTCTTCCGTCAACATACCACTTCTTGAAAATATCATAGGCATACTCATTGAAAGCAAGAAGACGCAGAATCTCGTCGAACTCTTCGAGAATCTGCTTCTTGACTTTCTCTGGAATGTCTGCGTTTCCAAGTGAGATTGAAACCGGAGCCTGACCATGCTCTGTGATGACAGCTTCGTTGATGATGTCGTCAATGGCAAGTTCAACTTCAGGATTCATTGCCATTTCACGATAGCGAGTGATTAGTTCGACTTCGTTCTTGACTGTTCCCTCAAGGTCGAGATAGGTTCCATACGCACCACCTGTTACATTCGGTCCTTGTAACTCAAGTGAGGCATCTGAGTTTTCAGGCAAAGAAAATGCCTGAAGCCTATCTTCAGGCACCTTCTCTTCATCTTTACCTATCTCAAATCCTAGTATTTTGAACTTTGCCATAGTGTATACCTTTCTGAAAGTTGTATACTATGTATGCTCTCAGAAAGTGGTTATCTAGTTGGTTTGCGTCAAATTATCAACGATCTGCCAGTAATCATACTGCCATGTGACTGAGAACTCTTCTAGTGCATCGTTTGTATCCCATGCGAGGTCAATCGCAGCAACCGATGAAGGCCAGCAGTTGACTAGAGTGACTACCTTGGCAACTTCACCAGTCTTTTTATAGTGTGTAACCTGAGCATCAACTTGATAGTCTGCTCCATTTATCAGCTTCTCGTTTCCACCATGTGAGTTGATGGCACTCATCCAGTTTGTTAGTCCAGCATGAACAGCAAAGTCTTCGTCGTTGATGACTGTTGTTGTCCACTCGGCAAAGGTTCGGTTTCCTGCCAACTTGATCTGACGACCAAAATAAGGAACCGTAACCATTCCAAGATCAGCACCCGGAATCTGCGCTCCCTTACACATGAAGGTCATCTTCTGTCCAGCTTCACCCGGATTGACCGCACCCGGAAATGGAACCGTCACTTCAAACAGATTAGGACGAGCGCCTTGACCTTGAAGCTGCGCTCTAAAGTTGTTAATTGAAAAAGGCATTAGTTTTCTCCTTGTTTATCCTAATTCTATTTATACGATAACCTTAGAATTGTCCAACAACTTCGTTGAAGTCAACACCTGTTGAAACCGCAACAAAGTTTAGTTGGATGAAGTTGATGGATCGAACTGGTTTGATGTAGATGTCTCCAACAAACTCGTTTCGATCAATCACGCTTCCGGGGTTGTTAGTTTCGTCACATACCACTCTGAAGTCGTTGATTCCTCTTCGACCTTGAACATCGCGAAGGAATGGCTCAACCATGTTTCGGAACATCGCTCGTGTGAACGCATCGTTGAACTCAAAGAGTGAGTATTTCGCTGCTGTTGAGATTGCCTTCTCAAGAACAATGAACAGTCGTCGCACGTTGATACGATCAAAAGCACTTGGTCTTGTTTGTGAAGTCTTGTCGCCAAACAGGATTGTACCTTGTCCGGGGAAGCTCACAACAGGATTGATCTGCTTCTGATAGAGCGCATCGCGGTGTGCCTTTGATGGGTTGTATGCCAATCTGACAATGTTCTTGATCTGACCTCGGTTGTATCCAGCAGGACTGAACCAAGCATCACGGCTGTTGTCTGTTCGAGCAACAAGACCCGCAATGTCACCATTCAAAGGAATCCAGCGATAAACATCGTTATACTTATCATATTGATACTTCCAACCGCTATCCATGAAAGCATAGGAAGTGTTTCTATTTGTATCAGATTCTCGGAATGTTTTTACATTAGTCAGATTTGTAGCAGCCACGGAGGAAGAAACATCCGTGTAATGGGGTGAATAGAATGCCACACAATCCTTACGAGTTGTGGCAAGATCAATTACATGATTGATAACAGTCGCTTGATCGCTATCACTGTCAAGATGATCGCCACCACTCCCTGCCATGATTAGACCAACATCTTCTTGATCCGCATCAGCAAAAATGTTGTAAGCAGTTTGATAATTTCCCTCTGTTGGAGTTCCGTCTGAACCACCAGAAAGTGCTAATGATTTAAATCCAGACGTTGTATTTGCAAAAATGGTTGTTGAATCTGATCCATAGTTGAGAGCAGTTGTAGTTGTGATTTCATCTCCAATTCTGACATACTCAGAGTTGTTGTTGATGTATGTCTTCCAGTGAATCAGATCACCAGAAGAATTTCTGGCATCGGAAGCCTTGGACAAGAATGGGTAGATTTCGAGAACCGCATTTGCTGTTCCAGAGAAATGACCTGTTGGCGAGTCAATAATCGCAAGATGAAGTTCGTCGCCTGATCCACCACGATCAGAAACCCATGTTGAAGTGCCGGGAGGAGCGTCAAAGTATGTGTTTACATACCAATTCGCAAAACCGTATGGTCCGCCACCCGCATGATCGCACAATTCAACTGTAATCTCATTTCCTAGAGCGCCGGGATATTTGGCATAGAAAGTGTTTGCTACCGAAGATGAAACAGTACCATCCCAGTGTTCATCATTTTTGATAAGAACTGCTCCAACAGCATTGTCAGAAGCGTTCTTAGCATTTGTACC